TTGAAGCTAATCTGGGAGTTACCCTCCGTTTTATGTAGGACCAAGGCACTGGAGTACGCATTGGGTAAACCGGGTTTGCGTGTGGTTTCTACGATCTTGTTTAAGGGTACAGCCCCCGTGCCTCTGAGGTTAGGGTCTTGTGGGTTACCAAAGAGTTCCTTCTGGATGATGTCCCTGGTGGTATCGTTGGACTCACCTGCTGCCCAGACACGCACTGGTTTGTTAAATCTGTGTCCCTCCCACCAATCGGGGTAGTCCCCTGTCATGTGGTATGCCGTCTCTACCGCACCACAGTAGGTCTTACCTACCCGGTTAGCCGCCATCAAGATACGTTGTGGGCAGTCTAGACCTTCGTGATGAAACTTAGTTTGGTAGTCATATGGCTTGTACTGCTTGATCCTAGTTGTCAGCTGTCGATGCTCTTTTTCGCGCAGAAGCTCTAGGATAGCAACTTTATCCACTAAGCTTTACCACGTTGCTCAAGCGTTCGATCTGCTCGTCAAGCTCTTTGTCAGACAACTCGTTAATTTCCCTGACCGTAGTTTCCTGCTTGTGTACCGCATCGTATCCAGCCCTAGACAAGATGTCTCTTGCGGCGTTCAGCCTGACGTTTTCTGAGTCAGCTTCGCGCATGAGCTTCTCTAGGACAGCCACAGCCAATGTAGCGGTCTCTCCGACCTTTTCTTTGATCCGCTTTTCAATGTGAAGCCAAAGGTGGCGCTGTACCCGCTTAGCTCGGTTGTTCGCATGGTTCCTAGACTGTTTACAGACGTAACCACTGGCAAAGAAAGCATCTATGGGTTCACGGTGATTGTCTACCAGTTCAACAATAAAGTTAGCTTCTTTCTCAGTTAACTCTTTGTCTATCGGTTTAGGCTCTTCATAGCTGGCATATTTCTTAGACAATGTAAACCTCCTAGGTTGTACTGCTATTATATCAATTTTTACTTGGTGTGTCAATGGTGAACATTGGAGGTTTTCAAAATACCCCCCAGAATGGAGACACAGGACATGATAATGATAAACATCTCGCGGGGGGTCAACGCTGTTCTCGTTTTGTTCCTGTTCACGGTTTGTTCACGTTTTGTTCCAAGGTTGGAGAACAAAGAGTGAACAAAAGTGGAACACTGTTGTTCACGGTTTGTTCCCCAGGGAACGTGTAGACACACGTGGTAATGCGTGTACCTACACTGTTACAATGCGTGTAACTGCATACAATATTGCGTGCATCTACACATTGTTCCAAGGCTGTTGCACATTGGAATAATTCCAGGGTGTGCGTGTGGGTGCAAGGTGGATATAGTTTCATATGAAATCATTACATTTCCGAAATGATAATTGTGACAAAATTGCAACACATTGTGACAAAATTGCCACACCCCAGGCTATCGCATAGCAGGTATGCAAACATGCCTATGCTATCTATATCGCCCGTAGAGCGTCACCAGTGAGCATAAGGTTGTCCCGGGTGTATAGGTAGCCAAGACATGCTAGAAGGCCACTCACGGGTCACCCTAGGCCATGCACTGAGCGCATACCTGGTCTGTAAACTTAGCATGTCTCGATGTTCGTATTCGTGATAAGACGGGCGCTGTAATGTTTCAACGACAACCATGAAAGGATACTTGCCATGCTAAAGCGTACTAAGCTAAACGACGGAACCACGGGCTACCGTTATGCGTGGGGACTTACTCGCAAGCGGGCTGTCAAAACCCGTTACGGTATCACCTTTGGCCCTACCATGATCGGAACCCATTTTGGGAAGCGTTCGATTTATATAGAGCGCAAGGCTCCCGCTAAGTACTTGCACAATTTCGCTGCGCGTTGATACAACCGGACGGGTGGCACAATGTCACCCGTCCCATTGTTTCAATGTGAAAGGTAAAACGATGTTAAAAACAAACGCGTCAATCCGGCGGTTTATCGCATACCAAAAGCAAGCGCATCCCGATGCTCCGCCGATAGCTTGGCAAGAATACGAGATCTATGTATATTGCGTAGCGAACACTGAAACTCCGAAAACGTTCAAGGAATGGATCACGTCATGAAGGTAAAAGACGCTCTAAACTACGGCAAGATATCAACCGGCAATTCTAAGATGCCGGGTACAACGTTTGCCATCGATGCATTCGAGTGCAACACTGGTTCAAAGCTGGCACAGATCGAAGGCACACCGTGTCATTCGTGCTATGCACGGAAGCTTCAAAAGCTCCGCCCTAGTGTAGACCAAGGCTGGAAAGCAAACCTTGCCAAATGGCAAGCAAGTGACCCCATGGAATGGGTAGCCAGCATGGTATTCCAGATCGCACGCTATAACGTCGACGGCTATCACCGTTGGTTCGATAGCGGCGATCTGCAATCGATCGACATGCTTGACGCGATCGCGGCCGTGGCTCGCATGACGCCCGAAGTGCGCCATTGGCTCCCCACGCAAGAGCGCAAGCTCGTCGCAGATTGGCTAAAGCTTGGTAACACATTGCCGGATAACCTTAACATCCGCGTATCGGCGGCCAAGCTTGACGGGGACAAACCTAAAGGCATAAACGGCTCGCAAGTGTACACAAAAGGGCAAGCCCCTAAGGGCTATGCGTGTCCGGCCCGTACACAAGGCAATAATTGCGGCGAGTGTCGCGCCTGCTGGTCGCGCAATGTGCCATTGATTAGCTATCCGAAGCACTAGGGTTGTAACATTGCACAAGGTGGCATAGTGTCACCTTGTGTGATGTTTTAACCTAGTAGAAAGTCAAAAGATGAACTGTACCCGTTGCCACAATGGCCCTATAGAGTTTATATACCGTATAAATTGGTCTGATATTCACTATTGCCCACAGTGTAACCTTGAGCACACCGTAGACATAAGACAAAAGACTGAATTGATAGACACTAACACAAGAGAAATAGAAAGGTTCGGAGAATGAACAAAGAACAGGTCAAAAGCTTAACAGACAACGAATTGTCCTTTGCTTTGCAGGACATAAACAACACTTCCAGACTACATGACCACGGTACGCCTTATTACGACAAGCTTTTGTCTGATTATGACCTGGTCATTGTGGAAATGGCTCGCAGGTGCGCCATTGAGTACATTAGGAGATATGGGAATAAGTAAAATATTTTTTGTCGCACCCCTTGAAAAGCTCTAAGAGCGTGCTATATACAATATTGTACTCTCTAAGAGTACTCTCCAATAGAGTATCTTACTCTATACGATACAATATTGTACTCTCTATAGGTGAAATATGAACACGCTAAAAATCAACACAACCGACCAGGAGCTTCACGATGCCTATTTGTTCATGGACAAGGGACGCGGAAAGCATGTGAGCATACGTCGTGATCAATTGGTACACCTTGCGCTGGACCATACTTCCATGGTCAGGGCATTGGAGAAACTAGGCGTTCGAGTAGTAGCAGCTGATTCAAACACATATGGAGGAACGGAATGACGCAAAAAACTAAAATCCTGGCCCACCTTGAAGCCGGCCGGTCGATCAGCCCCCTTAAGGCACTTGGTCTGTACGGGTGCTATCGATTGGCGAGCCGGATCAACGATCTTCGCAAGGATGGTCACAATATTGAGACCATGATACAGACGGACGGCACTGGTCGTAACTATGCCCAGTACAAGCTGGTCTCATAACGTGAGGTGCGCTATCTGTGATGCGCCTTTGCCCGTCACTCAGCCGCTGGAGAACGATCTCTGCGGCGAGTGCGGGTACGAGGTTCGAAAAGCACTGGGCAGAGTAGACCCCCTTGAGACACTATTGGAGGATGAAGAGTGAAACTATTCAAAATTTATCAGATAATCAACAATGGCTATGACACATTCGATAGTGCCGTAGTTGTTGCTAATAGTGCAGAAGAGGCGCAGAAGATACATCCTTGTGGTGGGTCAGATGATTTCGATCTGTATGATAATTGGGTATCACGGCCTGATTTAGTGAAGTATATATATCTGGGTGAAGTCGTGGGTGAACCTGACGATGATATCTACCCCGGTGCTATAATTTGTGCATCATATAACGCAGGATAAATACATGAACATCATAGCAGAGATAATTGCGTTGTTTATCGGAAGAGCTATCTTAATAGAACAGAAACTGAAAGGCGACAGATGACTAAGACCTACAAGTGGAGCTATGACGAAGAGATCACCGCCGAGGAGTTCCTGACGCGACTGGTGCCGCTGGTAAACGGCCCCGTGCAGATGCTATGGGAGTGCGACGGCGATATGTTTATGTCTGACTACTCAAAGCTGTGCGATGCAGCTGCTCGTCTCAGGAACTTCAAAGACCAGATGGAGCGAACCGATGAATCCTGATGATGAAGTGATCATGGCCAGATGCTTAACCTGTGATGGAGCATTTGATGTTATGATGAGCTACGACGGAATACATTGCAACAGTTGCATGGAGGAGTACTTTGATGAAGAGGAATGAAGTATTAGACAAGGCAGGCGAACTGATCAACGGCGACAGGAAGGAGGACTACGGCGATGCATATCTGAACCATATGCGCATCGCCGAGTTCTGGAACAACTACCTAGACCATGAGATCAAACTGACGCCCACGGATGTGGCAATGATGATGATGCTGGTCAAGATCGCCCGGTGCATCCACGCCTATAAGGACGACAGTTTCGTAGACATCTGCGGGTATGCAGCACTGGCGGGGGAGATGTCCAATGCAGATGTTAAACGTCCTGACTGGGGCTGACGTTATCGCCCTGTCTGTCACCGCTATCGTGATGATAGCTGTTATCTACTCTATCTGGAAAGATTAAATCATGGATGACTTCACAGAGTCGGAATACTTCAATCACCTGTACAAAGAGGGTCTGTCACCGAATGTTATGAAATTCTTTGAAGAAATGGCTAGGATCAATCAAAGGAGCATGGCATACTTTATGATAATGGCGCTGGAAGAGCTTATGCTATACCTCGACCAGCAGCCGCACTACACAGTAGACCTAGAAGACGATGAAAAGGAGACACAGCACTGATGGATCAAATTGAGTCCACTGCTATCAAGACGCATCAACCGTGTCAAAGCTGCGGCAGCAGTGATGCCCTGAGCATCTACGATGACGGACATACCTACTGCTTCAGTTGCGAAGAAACACTCAGAGAGGTCACTGAGATCGAACATCTAGATAACTACCGTAAGCCACAACCCGATACACCTTGGTCTGATCGCAGGATCAGTAAGGCCGTGTCTGACTTCTACGATGTTACGGTGAGCGACGTTGCCGTGATGTTTCCATACCACACCCCTGACGGTATGCGATCAGCCGAGAAGACAAGACGCGCAGGCAAGATATTTTCAACCAATGGAGACTTCAAAAATTGTACGCTATTTGGGACGCACACACTGAACAAGGCACTGGGAACTAAGTCCAGCACACTGATCGTCACAGAAGGTGAAGCAGATGCACTGGCAGCTTTCCAGATGGCAAACTCCATCCAGCCTAGTGCCACTGAGATCAGCAAGAGGTCTAACGCAATCGTACACGCCCTGAGCTTGAAGAGCGGACAGGCGAGTGCTGAGCGCGACTTCAAGAACAACCTTGAGCTACTCGAAAGCTTCGACCGGGTGTTCATCTGCTTCGACGCTGAGCCGCAGGCACAGGAACAGGCGGAACGGTGTGCTAAGTTACTCAAACCAGGCAAGGCGTTCATCGTTGAGCTTGAACACAAGGACGCTTGTACCTACAGTTCGCGCAGCATGGAGCAGGAGTTCCTTGGTCATCTGAAGAACGCTATCTGCTATACACCCAGTGGTATCAAGAATGCCGCCTCAGACTTCGATGGTCTTTGGTCTGAACAGAACCTGCGTTCCATAGACTTTCCGTTCCCTGTTCTACAGAACAAAACGCTGGGCATTCGGTCTAGGGAGATCGTCACATGGGCAGCAGGTACAGGCGTAGGTAAGTCTAGCTTGCTGCGCGAGCTTCAGCACCATTATCTCAAACAAACGGACATTAACATAGGAATCATAGCCTTGGAGGAGTCCGTTGACCGTACTCGACGCGGTATCTTGGCGGTTGAGGCAAGTGATCGACTGCACCTTAACGAAGTATTCGAGAAGTATTCAAAAGAACAGATCAAAGAATACTTCGACAATACTTTAGGCACCGGCAGGGTGTTTATCTACGACCATTTCGGTAGCCTA